TCGACGTACTCGAAATGGAACCACTCGATGTCCATCTTGGACTGGTTGTAGTGGGTCTTGAGGTCCATGCCCCGGATGCGGGCGATGTTGATCTCGTTCAGGATCGGGTTGTCTGCCTTCACTGCAAACTCTTCGTCGCCGCTCTCGACAGCCAGCTCAATGCCGGCCTCCTGAGCAAACTCGCGATAGTGCTCCGGCGACATCATGTCTTTGGTGCTGATGCCAAGACACCGGTAGGCCAGACTGTGCAGCGTGCGAAAGAACGGGAAGTCGGTCTCGTGGTTGAGGTTTGGGAACTTCTGGATGGCCCTGTCGCGTGCTTCGGTAGCCGCCTTCTTGGTGAAAGCAAAGTAGCCGATCTTCATCGGGTGCACGTTGTTGGCCAGCTCGGTCTCAACAATGTTCAAAAGAAACGTCGTCTTGCCAGAGCCCGGTGGGCCGAACACTTTGGTGATGTTCATTCTTCGTCCCACTGGTCATGCGGCCAAACCAGGACGGGGGTGTGCTCACCAACGTATGCCCCTTCAATGTTGAACTCGATGTATTCGCGAGCGTCTTCCGGGTCCATGCCTTCTTTTACAAGGTTGTCCCGAATGATCTCGGCGTCATAGACCAGCACGTCAACCGTGGTGTTGTCGCGCCAAATCATGGCGGGCCCAAGAATCGCATTATCGTGTCCGTCGATTTTTAGCATCAGAATGGGCTCCTGCTGGTCCGTTGTTCGGGGGTTTCGAATGGTGCGTCTTGGCGGTTGTAGCGCGGGATGCGCCAGCACCGTGCAGCGCGGTTCTTGAGGAACAGGCTGATGGGCTCGCCGCCCAGGTCGCGAATGCGCTGGGCCATCTTCGGATGCGTCATGCCCTTGAAGTTGTTGCGCACCAGGTGCGCCTCCAGGTCCTTCATGCGGAAGTAGGTCTTGGCCTCTTCCTCGTCCGTCCATGGGCGGCCCATGAGGATTTCGTCGCGGTCCATTGCTTGCTGCAGGTGCGTGCAGAATTCCTCAAGCAGGTCGTTGAAGCGGCCGGTGATGCTGGTGTCTTCGCTGGCCTCGGTAATTTGTTCTGTCTCCACCATCTCTTTGAGCAGTGCGTTCAGCATCAGCTCCCAGTCCTGCTTACGCAGCGTAGGCGGCAGAACGTTGAGCTTTTCAACGCAGGCCTTTTGGAATGCGACCTGAGCAAACAAGCTCTCTGTGTCCAGCTCGATGCGCTTGCCGTTGATGTCGAGGAACCACAGCGGTGGCTCGGAGTTGTACTTGGACAGCGAGGACATCTGCGGGGAATCTGGCCCGTGAGCCCCGATCCCATGTTTGCGTGTCCTGCAAAGGCCGCTGTTGCAAAAGCTGTTGAGCGGTGCGTCCTTGCACTTGTAGCGATACTCTTTCTTGTGCAGCTGCTTGACCAGAATCTGGACTTCGTTGTTGGGCAGCGGCGGAGAGACGTACTTGAGGTTGTGCTCTACCAAGGCGTCATCCCAGTGTATGGGGATGACCTTCTTGAGGTAGATGCCGATGTTGAAGAGGGCGTTGTTGCGTGTGCCTTCTGGCACGCCTTGGGCGCACAGCGCCTGCAGGCAAGGAGGGCCGTCCTTAATCGGATGATCGGGAGCCTTGGGCTCTTCGGGAAATCTGAGGTCAGGGTCCTGGACCCATTGGTCGTACAGGGCGTAGAACTCTTCCAGTGTGGCAGCCGTGCCGTCATCCTTGATGGCATAGCGGGTGCTCATGTCCCCGCCGAAGTACGGCAGGTTCAGGAAGTTGCCCGTGTCCCCACGGTCAACCAGGATTTCAGCTTGCTTGGGGAAAATCTCGCGGCCCGCTTCGCCTAACAGGGCGGCGCAGGCCTTGAGAAACCGCTGCATCTCAGCAGCGGGTATGGGTTCTTTGGTGAAGAGGAAGACATGCGCGCCACCAGACTTGCTGCGGCACACCACCATCGGGAGCTCAAGGCTCCGCACCTTTTTGATCAGGCCGACGTGGTCCAGTGGATACTGGTCAATGTCAATACAGCCCCAGATACAGGAGTTATCTGCCCGGATCGGGATAATTCCCAGACTCGGTTCAACGCCCTCAAGGTGTTTGGTCCACAGGTCGTCAGTCGGTGGCTTGCGCACCACGACGGCCTTACCTGCCTGCTTCCCGTCTCCTCGGGATGATTCGATTTTGTATGTTCCATAGGCGATGTCCAGGCCGGAAAAAATCGCTTTGAACCTGGTGATGTCGGTCATTTCTTCTTTCTAGTGAGGTGGGGCCTACTCAAGCCGAAAGGGGTACCCGTAGACTGCCAACCAAGAGCTACTTGGCGTGCAACAACTATCAGTCTCCCGGACATTTTCGGCCCCGAAAATCAGAATGGCGCTGGACCGTTACCGGCTGCCCCAGTTTCGCTTTCGTGTTTCACTTTCACGTCACCCGCGCCGACCGACTGCGCGAATGCTTTGGAAGCATTGTAAATGTCAGCGGACTCGACAGGGCCGGTGCGCTCGACTTCCCAGCCATACCACTTGCCTTTGTCGTTGGACTCAGCAACTGATGTCAGCTGATACATCTGACTGTACATAGGAGGCGTGAACAGTCCGTTCTTGCCCTGCAACTTGACCGACTGCATCATGGAGTTCCACTTGCGGCTTTTCTTCAGCTGCGTCGACTTCATGGTAATCATGGCGGGCTCAGGCACGCCTGTCTCGCTCACAATCATCACGTAGTAGTTGGCGGTGTTCTCGATGTAGTTGCCGTTGTCCAGATAGTCCTTGTTGTCGCCAGGCTCCTTGTGGGTCTGGGACAGGATGTCACTGGTTGCAGGGTAGATGTGCACGGGTGCACCACTGCCTTGGCCACGTGGGGCCCACTCGATGTATTGGCGCACGTATGCGCAAGGTACAACAGCGATGCCTTTCTTGCCGTCATACAGCTCGCCCGTTACCGAGTTGAGCATCATGCCGGGCAAAGCGCCGTCCATCTCACCCACTTCAGGGCTGGTGCTGGTCAGCAGGCGCAAGAACGGCAGTGCATAGTCGTCTTGCGTCATGCCGTCAAAGCCGGCTCCAGCGTCCATCTCCAGGTCGCTCATGATTGCCAGTGCGGTGCTGGCAGTCTGTTCCGCGATTTCGTTCTTAGCCATGATTCGTGTTCCTTGTTTCAGTTTGATTTGATGACAGCTTTTTGGCCAATGAATACGCCAAAGAGCTCAGTGTCGACGGGCTCACCCTTCTCGACACGTTCTTTAACCCAGGCCTTGAGAGTCTGGGGTTCTATCTTCTGTGCCTGCTCGGCCGGGTAGCCTTGCGTGCCCAGGAGATTCAGCAGACGAACGCACAGCTCGTCTTCGTTGCGGCCAAAGCGGACGCTAACGGTGTTCTTGATAATGTCGTCAAAGCCGTGGTCACGCAGCCATTGGTAGGCTTCGGCCTGTCGTGCTTTTGGAATGCTCGCTCCGTAGAACGGCTTGATGTCAATGCTACTGCCATCTTCCATGACGAACTTCTTCATCCCTGATTCGGCCATGGCCTCGGGGATAGTCTGCTCGGTGAGCTTGCGGTACTGCTCGGATCGCTCAGACAGAACTTCTTCCATCTCAGCAATCTCCTTTTCAAGCATCTTGGCACGCTTGGCTAGGCCAGCAATACCAGTCACTTGCTCGTCAGATACCTTCAACGCACCTGCGTCATCTTCAAATAAATTCGTAAGACTCATCTATTTCTCCTTTCTTGAATAAATCAACCTCCAGTGGAATGTAGCGACGCTCGCGCTTATCCCACTTGAGGCACTTAAAGCGGCCATTGTTTTTACTGGCAGCTACTGCACAGGCAATGCCTATGGCAGACGGGTCACCAATGAGGAGCAAGAAGTCCTCATCGGTAAATTTCTCCAGCTTGCGCTGGATGCGGCGGACTGTCGGCACAACAGAGAAAGCTATCTGCGCGTTGGGCGGCAGAATAGTTTCGATCTGGCCATAGTCCAGAGCGCTTGCGATGTTGTGTTGCGTAGTCTCCGAGACGACGTAAACCTTTGGCACGTGAATTTCTCCTTTCTGAATTCGAGGGGCCAGTGTACACTATCTTTTCAGGGCATTGCAACCCCCTGCCAGAAAGATATACATCATGGACCAATTTTTATCGACCTACCCCTTCAAGAACAAGCCGTTCGTTCATCAACAGGCTTACCTTCAGCGCTTCTGGGAATACCCAGTAGCAGCCCTCTTTGCCGACATGGGCACAGGCAAGAGCTTCATGCTGATCAACAACGTAGCCATGCTCTACGACAGGGGCAAGATCAACGGGTTTTTGATCGTAGCGCCAAAAGGCGTCTACCGCAACTGGTTTGACACCGAAATCCCCAAACACTTGCCGGAGCACGTGGTCTATCGCATGGCCATCTGGAATCCGTCGCCCCGCAAGGCCGAGCAAAAGGCGATGGACGACCTGTTCACCGTCACAGAGGACCTCAAAATCCTGGTGATGAACGTCGAGGCTTTCAGCACGGCCAAGGGCACGGCCTACGCCAAGCGCTTTTTGCTTGTGCACAACGCCATGATGGCGATCGACGAGAGCACCACCATCAAGACGCACACCTCTGCGCGCAGCAAGAACACTGAAAAGGTGGGCCGTGGCGCGCGATTCAGGCGCATCCTCACGGGCTCCCCGGTCACCAAGAGCCCGATGGACCTGTACCAGCAGTGTGCGTTCCTGTCGGACGGGTGCCTGAACGTCAGCAGCTTCTACGTCTTCCAGGCCCGCTACTGTGTCACCGTGGAGCGCCAGCTCAACACCCACAGCTTCAAGCAGGTGGTGGGCTACAGGCGTCTGGACGAGCTCAAGGAAAAGCTCGACCGCTTCGCGTTCCGCGTGAAAAAGGAAGAGTGCCTGGACCTGCCCGACAAGCTCTACATCAAGCGCGAGGTGGACCTGACGCCCGAGCAGCTCAAAGCCTACAACGAGATGAAAGCCTACGCGATGGCGCAGATTGAGGGCGGCTTGGTGAGCACGGTGAACGCGCTCACGCAGATCATGCGCCTGCACCAGATCGTCTGTGGCCACGTGAAGCTGGACGACGGCACGGTGCTGGAGCTGCCCAACAAGCGCATGGACGAGCTGCTGGCGGTTGTCGAGGAGACGGACGGCAAGATCATCATTTGGGCCAACTACCGCCACGACATCGAGGCCATCAAGATCGCCCTGTCCAAAGAGTACGGCATGAACAGCGTGGGCATGTACTTCGGCGACACGGACATGGACGAGCGCAAGCGCGTGGTGGAGGAGTTCCAAAATCCTGACAGCGAGATGCGCTTTTTCGTCGGCAACCCCAGCACTGGCGGCTACGGCCTGACGCTGACAGCGGCCCACACCATGGTCTACTACAGCAACAGCTTTGACCTGGAAAAGCGCCTGCAGTCCGAGGACCGTGCACACCGCATTGGCCAGACCAAGAACGTCACCTACATTGACCTGATCGCCGTGGGCACCGTGGACGAGAAGATCGTCAAGGCCCTGCGCTCAAAGATTGACATCGCAACCCAGGTGCTGGGAGAGGAGTTCAAACAATGGCTTATCTGATCCCATGGTCCAGCCGCTTTGAGTACAAAAAACTTGAGCGCATTGACGCGCCCACGGGCCGCATGTATGTCCTGGCAGATGGCAGTCGTGTCCCGTCGGTGACAACCGTCTTGGATCGCACCAAAGACAAGGCCGCCTTGCAGGAGTGGGCAGACAGGGTTGGCCAAGCCGAGGCCGATCGCCAGAAAGCAGAGGCCTCTTGGGTGGGCACGCACATGCACCTGGCGCTTGAGCACATCTTGAGCGGCGAGCCGTGGGCCGTGAGTCCTGACTGGCTGGCCATGAGGGGCTACGAGATGGCGTTCCGCTTGGCCAACCGGTACTTCGGTGCAATCTCCGAGATTCACGGGTCGGAGGTGTCACTGCACTACGGCCAGCAGTACGCCGGCTCCACTGACCTGGTGGCCACGTACCGTGGAAAGCTGGCCATTGTGGACTTCAAGCAGTCGGTCAAGCCCAAGCGCCACGAGCACATCACCGACTACTTCCACCAGCTCGCAGCATATGCAGTGGCGCATGATTGGATGTACGGCACCGACATTGACTTCGGTGCGGTGCTGATTTCTGTGCAGGACGGCACAACGCAGGAGTTCACCACCACGGGTCGAGAGTGGCGAAACTTCAAGACCCAGTGGATGGCGAGACTTACCTTGGCGCAGCAGGCTGTTGTTGCTGAGAAGCAAGGCCGCTGACGCTGTCAAACGGGAAGAGTGACTGCATCATGGACCGCGCGTTGGGGCTGGCAGGCGCGTTTGACGCGCCGCCAGACGGGGCGGAAGAACTGGGCGTGACGCTCAGCCCTGGGACACCACGGGTGCTGGGGGCGGGAGGGGCCTGACGCTGCTGTTGCGTCACTTGGTTCAACGAGCTGTTGAATTGACGCAAGTCCTGCGCTGCCTGACCCTGTGGATTGAGAGGCGATCGGTTGGCCGCAGCGGGTTCAGGCTCATCATAGGTGGCGTAATTCAGGCCAGCGGACAGCATGTAACTGTGCAGTTGTCGACCGAGTTTAATCTTCTCCTGCTCTGTGTTAGTCCGTTTGAGCAGCAGTGCCATAAAAGCAGGGTCCTGCGCCGCCCTCTCCATAACGGCCACAGTGCTCACATTGGGCATCTTGTCAAAGATGGAGCGCACAGCTTTTGAGCCTGCGGCAGCGGCAATCAGTGAGCCCGGGCCACCAGGGGCCGCTGCAGTACCAATGCGGGCACCAATGACGCGCTGCATAAGTTCTTCAACCGCGTTACTTCCTGGCACTATCTCGTCCAACAAGCGACCACTGGCCATAGCCTTTTCAATCCGGATCATCGGATCAACCAAGCGCTTGATGTTTTTCATCTCGCTAAGCGTCATGACTCCGTTAGCGCGCATGACATTTACGACAGAAGGCTGATTCGGGCCCAACGGCTTGAAGAAAGCATCTTCAAAGGCCTGTGGACTGAAGCTGCCGTTAGGTCCGGTAGCCTTGGTGTAGGCATAGTCGTACAGCGATGACTTCAACCCTCGAAGGGCTGCTTCCGCATTGTCAGAGTCCGTGGCCATTTTGACCAGGTTCTTCATGTCACGCACCGGAGTAGTCCCATTGAGCATACTGCCGATTGCAAGACTAGGACGCTCTCCCCCAAGTTTTAGGACCTGCCCGAACGCATACTCGTCCGAGGCGCGCTTCATCAGCGCGCTGTTTTCGTTCTGCACCATTCGGAAAGCGTTTTCTGCCTTGACCGCGTCATTCATGTCACGAGTGAGACCCAGCTTGTCCAGCATAGGCTTGTTCTCGGCCACAAACTTTTTTAGCTTTGTGGTGTTGAGCCGCGTGACCTCACGTCCGGTGGCCGGATCAAACGTGGTGTCAACGGCTGCCGATGCCCCCATACGAAGGACGCGCTGCTGCGCGTCGGCTATAGAGGTCGCTCCTGCGCGTGAAACGTCTGCAGCGGGCTTGAGCGCCAGAGCCTCCGGGCTCTTTACGCCAAAACGGTTTACCACGTCGTCGTAACGAGTGGACATAAACTTGACTGCTTCCTCAATCTCGTTCATCCGCATGGCCGTCATGTCGGCATTGGAGCCAAACGCACGCTTTACCAAAATCTCAGCAGGCAAGCGCTCTGCGCCTGTCCCGGTCGCGCCGCCAACGGTGTTGGCAAAAGAGCGGGTAAAGACGTCGTTCAGGGACTTGGAGAACTGGCGTGCCTCCTCAAACTGAGGGTTCTTCAACGAGTTCAAGTCCTGCAACATGCCCTCGGCCAAATTGCCGTAAAGGTTTGCATTGTTGGCTTCGCCCTTGCCTGAAGCCTCACGAGCCATCTTGAGCAGTGTTGAGCGGTAGTTCACCAGCTCGTCAACACCTATAGGCCTGGTCTTTGGCATAAAGCTCTCAGGAATTTGGCCCGTTTCCATGAACGATGTTGTCCGTCGCCCGTCGCGAAATTTCTTCACGGAATCCTGATTGACCCCCATAGCCTCCATGATGTCGCGGACAGGTTTTGGAATGGCACTGTCGTATAAGGCTTGGCCCACACTAGACGCCCGCTCAACAAAACTGTTGGCGGTGTTAGAAGGGACTATTGAAGGCGTCTCTATGATCTCGTCGGTGATCGTGACCTTTGGCCGGATACCAGTGCGCTCAAAAATGCTTTGAGCTTGAGCCCCTTGCATAGGCACCCTGGTCTGCTTTGTCTTTTTGACAGGCTTAGTCAACGAATCCAAGGCACTTGTCCACAGGCTAGACTCGTAGTCTCGAGCATCCTTCAGTGCAAGCTCCGTCTGCTCCTTGATAGTCGCACCAATTGCTTGGCGGGCCTGAGGGCTGTCTTTGGTGATCTTGGAAATCTTCAAAGCTGCAATCTTGTCGGCATCAGCCAAACGGCCGTCAAGCATTGAGGTAAAGCGGGCCTCTTGCAGCTGCGCCGCCATAGCCAGAGATTCCGGAGTACCGATGCTCTTGAGTTGATCCGTCAGCAGCTGGTAAGCCTTGGCAGATTGTTTTCCCTGCTCTCGGACATCTGCCAAAAACTTCTTGTTGGTTTGACCCAGTGCAGATTCCAAGGCCGTAAGGCCCAGGCTGTCGGTTTTCTGCGCAGCGGAAGGCGTGAGGCGTTTTCCGCCAGGCACGGACAGCTGGTCAGTTGGCATGTCCGCTTCCAAACGGCGGATCAAAGTGGGAATGTCTTCGCCAAAGTCCTCTAAGATTTGAGAGAGCCGGGAAGCAGCGCGGGACTCCGTGGCACTGGCGCTAACACTGCCAGCCAGCCTCTTTAGGCTATCGGCCATAGGACCTGCTTGGCTAATTAAAGCACGGGTCAATCCGAGACTCAATCCCCCAGAAATCTCTCCTGCTAATCGGGAAACTGGAGCCCCTGGGTCAACGCTTTCGGCTATTCCGCCTCCTACGCCCGCACCAAACGCTCCCAAGGCTTCACTGGTCTTAAAGGACTTTGGGTTGCGTACAGCAGCATCACGGATGCTTGTGAGGTATTGGCTGACGCGATTGCCGGTCATTGTCGGCAAGTAGGGGGCAACTGCTGTGAACCCCAAACTGCTGCCAAAAGTCTTTCCGCCTTCGCGGAAAGACTTTTCGGTCGGATCAGTGGGCTCTGGGAAGAAGGATTTATAGGCATCCTCTGCGCTTTGGCCTGCAAAATAGCCGGTGACACCTCCACCTACCATGCCCGCCACTGCTGGAATTGGGCCGAATGGAAGGCCCAGTTTCAACCCGGCCACCGCCCCACCTACTGCTGGAGTAGCGCTTATAAAACCCTGGCCTGCGCCTAGAGCCGCCTCGCCTAAACGATCCGTCGTCACTGAGGGAGTTGCGACGGGCTCGTAGCCCTCAGGAATCGGTCTAGTTACTTTTTCGGGGGCGTTAAACATCCCAGGACGTGCGACGGGCTCGTAGCCCTCAGGAATCGGTCTAGTTGTAGCCATATGCGCCCTTTATTTATCTGCCGCCTGTTACTCTGTTCTGCCGCACTATCGGAATCTTTCCGTCCCACAGGAGTTCAGTGCCTGGAGGATACCTGTCCGCTTCTTCCATGCTTGTTACGATAGGAGGAAGCCCTATGTTCTCAAGTGACTGTCGGAAAGTTGCTGCTTTCTGTCGCGCCTTGCCCTTGTCAGCGGGACTTAATCCAGAACTATCGCTGCCCTGTTCCTCATACGTTTTAAGCATGCTCTGAAGAGTAGTAGCCAGCGCAATGAGCTTGTTGCCGTAAGCGTCTCCGCCAACCAGCGCACTAGGAACGATGCCGATTACAGGTGCCAGCTGTTGCTGTTCTTTGAAACTGCCTTGAGTGCTCTTAAGCAACGCTTCAACCATGCGCTCGGCCTGTTGCTTAGCAATTTGGCGTGCTTGAGCAACATCAGAGTACGGGGCACCAAGCCCTGGAATGTCACTGACAAACGCCTTTGCAGCGCTTTCCGGTCCGGAAATAATGAACCTGTCCGTAAACAAGGAGACTGGTGGGAGCTCTCCTGGAACGCCTTCTGACGCAGGCGCTCCCGCCGGTTGCATTGCTGGACGGCTCGGGCCACCTGCGGGGGAAACCTGATCCATGGGCATCGTTCCAGGTCCGGTAGTGGCCATCGACGGGGCGCTCGGCGCAGTTGCACCTCCTCCGGGCATCCCGATTGTGGGCAGTTCTCTGCGCATCTCTCTGTACCCAGTGATCATGTTTGTCACAGGGTCCACAATTGGAACAAGTTTTGGAGTGGTGTAATGCTGTCGTGACGCCGACAGAATTGCCAACTCTTCTGGCGTGGCAGTGCCGTCTGCTTCCTTCGGACCCAACTTCACAAACGCGTCAAGCATCCGGCCATCCAAGCTGTTGCCAAACACGCTGGTGGCCTTGGCTCCAGTTTTCTTGGCCTCAATCCTCGCTTGAGCACGCAGCACTTCGTTGAGCAAAGTACCCTTGCGTTTTTCCAGCTCACTGTTCTGAGCGGCGACTTTGTCGATGTCCTTCTCGCCCTGCTGCAGCGCCAGCGTCTTAATCTGACGATCGATCTGGTTGATCTGGTCAAGCTGCTTGCCCATGGAAGCAGGCAGTGTTCGGGTGGCCCCGGCCAAGCGGGACATGAAGCTGCCCGACAACTGACGGCCGGATTCATCAGTGTTCGCGGCAAAGCCAAAGGCCCGTTGTCCGAGATCAAACAGCATCTGTGCCTGCATCGCGTTCCTGTCCGGGCCCAGCATCCTTTGGAGCATTGGCAACCGGGACGCGGTGGCTTCTTCTAGGGTCGGAGCTGTCGCCGGCTCTCGGCTGAAAAGGCCCATGGCCTGCTGCCGTGCAGCATCCACCATTTCTCGTGGGAACAGCATTGACTCTCCAGAAGGCGCTTGTTGAGCGGCAGGGGTCACGCCTTCTTCATCTGACCCTTCGTTAAAATTTTGGACAAGCCCGCCCTTGGCCATTGCGATTGGCTGCTGAGGCGGTGCGCCTGCCATCAGCTCGGCAATCCCGCCTTGCTGCGGAGGTGGAGGCATACCGGCATCAGGCGGCATTGGGGGCATGCCAGGTGGGGGCATTCCCATGTCAGTGGGCACCGGAGGCATACCGGGTGGAGGCATGCCAGGAGCACCGCCCATCATCGGGGCCTGTGGTCCTTGGGCCATGGGCTGTGATTGAGGCAGCGCGCCAATACCGCCACCGCCCTGCTGCGCCAAGACAGGCTGCAGCATCGCCAGCACGGTCTCAGGCGTCTCAGTGGCAGCTTGGTAGCCCACAAGATCGGCCAGTTCGTCACGGCGCGCGTCAATCGAGCGCATGTCGCCGCGCAAGTTGTTCATCAAGATTTCAGGCGTGTTGGGACGACGCTCCAGCATTTTCTCGTCGTCATCCCCCTCGTCATCCCCCTCGTCATCGTCTTCGGACATGGAGTCCATAAGGCCCTGCATGATGCCGACGTTTTCGATGTCGTCGTCTTCTTTCATCATTCTTTTGTTCATGTCGATTCCTTAAAAAAGACCGGCTTTCTTTGCGCCAGCAGCAGTGGAGAGTGCGCCTAGGCCGATACCAACGGCCTGTTGAAACGGGCTGGCAGTGGGGCTGCTTGCAACACTGGTCTGCATCTGCGAAGACGGCGCGCCCCTGTAAATGTCCGACAGGAAGCCCGCCTGCTGATAAGGCGCATAGACCTGTTGCAGATCGGTGGCACGCTTGGCGTCGATTGCCTGTTGGTTGAGCGCTTGTCGAGCCTGACCGGTGTTGAACAGGAAGTTGATGTCGCTCTGCTGCAAACCTTGTGCGGTCTGGCCAAGAGCGGCCTGCTGCACACCAAGCTGGCCAAGTTGTCCGGCCATCGCGCCAAGGCCCTGGGCCTGCTGCTGACCGATGCCAAACTGCTGGCCCGCCAAACTGCCAATGCCTTGACCAAGCTGTTGGAACTGCTGACCTTGTTGACCGAACAGGCTGCCTGCTGTCTGAGCGGCTTGGTTACGTGCCTGTGCCTGCTGCAGCAACAGGTTGGAGATGTTTTGGTTGATGGCCGACTCTTGGCCCGCCAACGCGCCGCCTTGAGAGGCCAGGTTGCCGTACTGCTGCCCGGCCTGCAAGAACTGCCCAGCAGCGCCTTGGCCCAACTGAGCCTGTTGCACGCCCAAGTTGCCCAACTGGCCACCGGCCTGCACGCCCAACTGAGCTTGCTGCGCGCCCAACTGGCCAATGCCTTGGCCAGCTTGCATCTGACGCTGTTGTTGCTGCTCAAACGCGTTCATGGCTTGGCCCTGTGCCTGGCCATAGCCCTGCGACAAGAGGTTGGCAATTGTGGACGCGCGCTGGTCCATCAAGTTGCGTTCCATCTCAGCGCGCTGCACGCCTTCGCGCTCACCGCCAAACGCGCCCGATCGGACGGCCTGTGCTGACAAGCCTTGCCCAGCAATCGCACCTTGGCGATTGATCTGGCGCATGGTCTCGTCAATGACCTGCTGGCGATAGGGGTCCATGAAGGCTTGAGCGGAACGTGGGTCGTAGCCCTGCGCTGCACCGCTGAGTGCGCCAATGCCCATGCCCAGTGTCTGCTGGCCCTGCTGCAAGCCCATGCCGATGGTGGACGTGGCAGGGTTGAGGTTTGCCTGGCTGGAGCCCGCCGAAAGGTTCTGGGCCGTGGACAACGCGCCAAGGCCCGACTGCAGGTCTTGGCGAGCAGCGCCAAACTGCCCAGTGGTGTCGGACATTGCGGCGCGTCTCGCGGCGCTGTCCAAGTAGCTCAGGCCTTCGTTGACCTGGCCAATGCCCGCTGTGGTGTTGGCCGCAGCTTGCCCTGCCTGCCGCATGGCAGCTTGGGCGTCAAAGAACTGGTTGCGGGTATCTGCTCCGCGCAGTACATCCGCCGCTTCGCCCGTGGTAGTGAACGCAGCCCCCAACGCCTGGTTGGCGTTGGTCATATACGGGTTGAACGACCCGATGCCCTGCCTGGCTGCCGCATCCAACGCAGTCTGTTGGGGATCGGTAAAGCCTGCTACGTTAAAGGCAGGCAACTGAGAGCCGAGGGTGGGCGGGACGACCCCTGCCGCGTTGGGAAGACCAAACGCCAGTCTTTCCGCCTCCGACATCAGCCGGAGTTTCGCCTTCTCAATTTCCGGCCCTTCTTGGACTATTTGTGTTTGTGTTGTGGTTGACATTTATTTCCCCTTTACAGGACCGCCTTCAAGCATTTTCATGAGTTTGTACATGCGCTTTGCCCCCTTGCGGCGGCTTCCTGCGCCCGCGTTGCGCACCGCCTTGGCAGTGAAGACGAATTCGCCATCCGACAGCATAGCGGGGATGTCATCCGAGGTTCCGGTGCCGGGCCCGTTGATAGGACCTGTTTTGCGGGGGAAGTTCGTGGGCACCGGCTCGCCACCCTTGGCAAGGCCTTGTACGCCGTACATGCCTTGCGCGCCGCCAAGCATTGCCCCCTGGCCGTAGACCAGCGGCACGCCATACATCCCTGCCATGTTGTAGGGCTGCGCTACGCCCGATGGGGAGCGCGTGATGCCCGTAGGAACGACTGGCGCGGCCGCTGTCAAAGGCATTGCTGCGGAGTAGTCGGTGCTGACAATGGGGTTAAACGACCGATTGATCGTGGGAGTTTCCAGGCCATAACCCCCCTCTCTCACGAGCTTGTCGCGCTCATCGGCTCGTTTAACGGAGTCGTTGTAGCGCGCCAGCTCGGCTTCGGAGTATGGGTTGGTAGTGTCCTTGGACTTGAATCCGCCCAAAGCGCCCGCTGCAAGGGTTCCTGCAGCAACTAATGGGCCGTATTGTGCCAATACTCCGGGCGCCGCCGCCTTAAACGCGGCCTGATACGCGGCTTCTTTTCCAGCAGCAGTGGCCAAAGAGCCATGTCGAAGCATGTAGGCTTGAGCCGCCTTATTACCGGCGGCCTCTGCCGCAGGCGCTCCGGCCGCCTCAATCGTCGAAGGGTTAAAAAACCTGCTAAAGAAACCCGGCTCCGAGGCAGGAGGAGGCGGCGTCTGAGGTCCGTATGACATCAGCTGATTAGGCTGCGAGGCAAGCATGTCTCGGGCCGTTCCGCCATATTGAGACTGAGAGAGCATGTCTCTGGCTGTACCATCTGTCGCCATGCCTGAAGCGGGCTGGGGTGCGGCCTGGGGGGCAGGTGTCCGCATGTTTTCAAGGCCCTGCAGCGCAGCGGCCGACGCACCCGACAGCAAGCCTGCCCTCAGGGCGTCTTGGGTGCTCATGCCGCCCAGCTTGCCAATGCCTGCCCCCATAAGTCCAGTGGTCAAGCCCGTGTTGAGCGCGCTGCCGGCCGCTCCTGGCAGCATGCCGCCAAGGGCGCTCATGGGGCTGAACCCGCCGATAGTGCCGCCGCCGCCAAGGTAGCCCGTGGCTCCGGCCATCAAGGCCTCTTTGAGGTTGCCGCCGCCAGCCAAGGTCACGCCGCCAGACACAAGCGCAGCAGTTCCTGCCTTGCCTAGCGTCAAGCCAATGGCTGTCGGTCCAAGGACAGCGGCCAGGCCCACGGTGGCCAAGACTCGGCCAACAGGGCTCTGGAGCACTTTCTTGACGGCACTGCCCACCTTCTTAAAGAGCTTCTTTAAAAAGAACTCAGGCAGCCCTGTGACAGGGTTAATTGTTCCCGAACCACCACGGCTCTTGAGCAGCCGGGCTTCATCTGGAGTGATGTGGGCAAGCATGGTGTCGCCGTTGCGACCTTGAGAGGCCATGTAAGCTGCCATATCAGCCAAGCCGCCTTGGGCCATGGCCATGGGCTGACCCCCGTCAATGCCCTGCATGGCATCTGCCCCTTGCACAGGGGGCATGTCCATCATGGGAGCCTGCGCACCTTCAAACTGCATCAGCTGCATCTCATGCAGCAGGGAGATCATCGCGCCCAAGAACTCTGGGTCGTACTCTTCTGGCAAATCTTCCGGGTCAAGGACATCGGCGTTGATCAGGTTTTGGCGCAGCTGGTTGTACTCAGCGGGATTCTGAGACATGTAGACCAGGGTCTCAAGCACCGAGCTAATCTCGCTTGGCGAGAGCTCTACGTCACTCAGGCTTTCGCGCATGGCGGCCTTAAGGGCGGCGAACTCTTCAGGGTTTTGCCCCTGAAGAACCGTTTGCGCCGCGTCATACGAGTCAGCGCTTGAAACAATGGGACGGTCGTCCACAGGCGCTTCGCTCTGCATGGGCATGCCGTCTTGAGGCAGCGCCATGATTCCTTCATTTACCATGATAGTCCTTTCCAGTTTTTGCCAGTAGCCTCACATGGGGCTGCGCGCCGGGAAAGGACGCGTGAATGGCTGAAATTATCCAACAAAATGTCAAGTTTTGTCCACTCATTACGACCTGTCCATCTCTAAAAAGGACAGTTGGAAGTCGACCGTGGCCACGCTTGAGGTGACTTTTAAGATGTCCCCGGTTTCCATGATGCACGGAACGCCGCTAAACGCGTCCATGGTCTGGTTTGAGGGCAGCGCGTAGCCCTTCAACAAAGCAAACGCCGTGGCCCCGCCACTTGGGAAGACGTTTATAGACAATGTGGCCACGCCCGCATTGCGGTTAGTCACGCGCAGGGAGGACAAAACGGCCGTATTGGCGCTGGGCACGGTGTAGATTGTGGTCTCCGTGGCCGCTGCCGGGGTGAGGTGCTTACGCAGGTACTTGTTTGCCATGTCACATCGCCGATAAAAAGTTAATGGTCAAGATCACCGATGGGATTTCAGGACGTGTCGGAGTGCTTTGAGCCCCGTAGTGCTCTAAGAACACCTCGGTACTGCTGGCCCACCAAGCGATTTCCAGGTAGTTGGTGGAAGGATCGTTGACCGTGAAGATGCCTGTGATGGCCGGCACAATGTGTGCCCAGGTACTGGAATCCTTGCGAGCCGCGACATCAAAGCGGGTACGGCTGGAAGGATAGTTGACACCCGTATCCTTAGCCCACACCTCAAATTCCTGCACGGCGTTGCTGCGGTTGGAGACCTGCAAGGTAAACGTCACCAAATATTGGCCACCGCAAGGCACGTATATCTTGCTGTTGTCCACCACGCGAATGCCGTTGGCCGCCGCTACAACGTCGTAAGTCAGCAGCTTTTCGGCGGTGGTGCTGACGAGGGACTGGTCCAAGTTGGAGATCAGCATCGCATGCGGCAAGATGATGCCGTTGGAAAACTGAAAGCCGCGCAGCCCGCCCGCAAAACCGCCGCCTGCCCCGGCGTTCATGCCCATCCATGCCGCTGCAGCAGAGACATCCTGGCTGGTGGTAGACGCATAGGAGGTATTGAGCTGCAAAACAATCTGCTCAAGCGAACGCACCAGCTGGTTGAACTGGGCCGGATCGTAGCCGGACTGGGTCGCGTTGGGCAGACGGACGTTGTTGATTTTGCTCATCGAATGCCGTCCGGTTGAATGTCAACGCGCATCGTGCCAAAGCGCCAGTTATCGCCCAACTCGCTGCTCTCAATGCGCAATTGAATCTGCCGGCCTCGCGCGCGCGTGTCTACCTTGTCAGTGGTCGGCGTGATGATGTACGGGTCCAATGAGCTTGGCGTGGCACTGGTCTGTGGGTACAAGCGCAGGAGCAGCCGCACAGTCAGATTGCCGACTTGGTTCTTGAAGTCAGGGATAAAGCGTTTCATGAACAACACCTGATCCCCGTCGCCAATGTCAAAATACCCAGAGTAAATGTAGGCCGCGATTGGCAAGCCGTCGTCATTGACCCCGGTCTCCTGGTTGTACAGGATTGACCTGCCGGCGGTCAGGCCAAAGATCGGGGTAAGACTTGACTGCACTGCGTCCGGATCGTACTTCGTAGCCATGGGGCGTGCAAATATTCCAGTGTCGCGCCACGCAGTACGCGATAGCGTCCCAATGGACCAGACGTTTTCAAGGTAGTTGTACGTTACAGACCGGTTGACATACGAGCTGTCAGCGGTGGGATAGAACCACGTCACCTCATTGAATTGGGTGTTGATGCCCACGTTGACCGCAAACCCCTGTCCAAGGTTGATGTTGTCGTACACGTAGTCTTGCACAGAGGACGGGATTTTCTTCACCGTACCGTCGAACACAAAGAACGCGTCCTTGCTCATCCAGTACGCCACACCGTTAACATCAGCACAGGCATGTGGCCCAATAATGCCGCAGTTGGCTCCCAGCTGTTGAAAGCCGAAGGTAAAGGGTGGTCCAATGAACTGCTGGCCATGCAAGGCGGTGTCCGTCCAAATCAGAATCTGACCACGCGATCGCAGTGCAGAAATGATCTCGTTGCCGTCCGTGAGCCGTTGTCCGCCGGCCGTGTTGGTAGCAGTCGTGACAAAGTCCCCGATGTTTTCTTGGCTTGAAAAGCGCACAAACATTGGGTCTTGGCTGGTTGGATCACCGAGCACGGACTCCGTGCCGAGGCACACCAGGTGGCGGTCAGGCGTGGAGATGATTGCAAACGTACTTCTCGTCGGCGCGCCAACAATGCGCGTGGCCCGTGTTCCGAGGCCCGAGGCTGGTGACCACTGGAATATCTCCCCGTTCACCAGCTGCATGATCAGGTCTTCACCATAGTTGTCAAACTGCCATACACGGGAGCCTAGGGCAAGTCCGAGAACAGTGGGTGGACGAGGTGTGTTCCAAGTAAAGGAGTTCCACGCGCCAGTGTTCCAGCCGTAATCAAAGAAGCTCACGTCGCTGCCCACATTGATCTGGTAGACGGCGTTGGCCGTGCCTGCCGTGGTGGCGGTAGAAGTAGCCGCTGTGGGAGATAGGATCGTGTACTGACTGGCAGTCAAGATTTGCTGGATTTCAAACTCGTTTGTCAGGCTGGCATTGGAGATGCCGCCAGGGTCTCCGGTGACGGTGTTGAAGGTCACAAAGTCCCCGACCACTGCACCGTGGCTTGCGTCGTTGACCGTGACCGTGGTCGAGCCGTTGGTCGTATTAAACGTGGCTGTGTCAGTGGCCCGGATGGGGGTAATGTCGGCCCACTCCCCGCCATAAAAAACATAGACTTTTCGGTTGGTGCCAAGAACCATGTACGGCGTCCCGTCCAATGCGTTCCAGGTAAAAACCTCAGAAACAGACCCTACGAAATAGATTTGCGGGCTGTTAAACGATTCCCAGCCGCCGATTTTCTCTGGCAGGCCGTAGCGGAAACGGACGAAGTCAGCATCCACCCAGCCGCCTTCAGCGCCGTATTCGGTGTTCTGCTTGTCAACGCCCGGTTTGAGGAACAGTCTGAGGAGCGGCATATCACCCCTTTGCAGCGCGCATGTTGTCGACAAGGTTGGGGTACGGACGGCCTGCTTTTTTGGCAGCGGCCTTTGCGGACGCTTTCTTTGCAGGGGTCAAGGCCTTGGGCTTGCCCAGAGCTTTTGGACGCTTTTTGTCCCAAACAGGTGTGTTTTTCATGTGAGACCCCTTGGTAAATTAGATGTTCGACATTTTCGCACTTAACTCAGGAACAGCGCAATCTCTGCCTCACGGCGCTTGACCAATCCTGGCAGGACTTTGCCTCCGCCCTTGGTCCAGACTCGAAACGATTCGGCTGCGCCATCCCAGTCCCCACGGTTGGCCCGCATGCGGATCGTGGACCGCTGAAGGTTGCCTAGCCCGAAGTTAAAGGAAATAGAGACAAGAGCGTCGAAAGAGCCTTGACGCCCAACCACGCCGGGAACAAGACGAAGAACACCCCGTTCAAAAGTTCCGACATCAACGCGGAATAGTTCGTCGATTTCCGTTTTCGTCCAGACACGGTTGTCCTCCGGTTCCAATGGCATCTCTTTGCGGATCATGGGGGTCTCTTTGCCCTCCACGCGCACCACAGGGAGCCTGATCTGTTCTTGGTACAGGACGTGGCCGTAGCCGATCGTCCAGATGTGCGCAGGACACAAGTAGGGCCGGGAGCGAAAGCCCTCGTACCTGTGCATCAGGTCTTCACCTGCCTTGCTCAACTTCACTTCTTGCTCCACTGACGGCTACCGAACCAAAACCCAATGATGCCGCCCAGCATGGCCATCTCGTCGCTGGAGAAGATCAGGTCGGAGTAGCGGATCACGTCGTCAATGCTGGTGATCAAGCCCGGCTGCTGGTACAGATACCAGGCCATGAAAGCGTTGATTGCCACCAGCTCCAACACGAAGATGTAGGTCACAGTGGGGCGCACAGTGCCCACGTAGCTGGATACCCAGGTGCTGGCCTTCTCGAGCACCTTGGCGTCATGCGCCAGTGCAGCTTCAGTCATCCTGGCGTCAGTTTCCATCGCCACCTGCTCGGTGCGGATTTCCTCAATCTTGGCTTGGGCTGCAAAGCCCGCAGCAGCAAGTTGAAGTTCTTTTTCGGTTTGCACGCGGGCCAGCGCCAGCTCGTGCTTTTGGTCAGCTTTGTTTTGGAAGTATTCCAGTAGCTTTGGCAGACCGGAGATCAGCAGACCTCCAAGAGTTGAAATCAGTGAAAGCATGGTTTACTCCCTTGCGGCGCTGACCTTGTCGGCACCTTTGGTTACGGTTACTTTGTCGCCCACCACGTCCACGCGCATAGGCTGCTCTTCTCGGTCGAGCTTGTCGAGCTTGTCGATCAACTGCTTCATGACCTCAAACTCGGGCTTCTCTTGCTTGGGGTTAGCCCCCGCAATGCCGTTAAGCATGGAGATCAGAGCCGTCAGTGCAGCGCCAAGCAGGCCCATCACCGCAGCAATCTTTTCGCCATCCAGCACGATGGACGCGCCCACGCCGATTGCAATGATCAGCGTGATGTAGAACAGGCCACCCTCACCAATGGCCTTGCCAGCAACCTCCTTGGCCGTGTTCTGTGCGTTTAGCTTATCCAGCTCCACTCTGGCTTGTGCTTTGATAATCGCCAATTCATGCGACATGTTTACTGGATCAGTCATGGTGTTCTCCCGAGAGTATTGGTAGCATCAATTACCCCTTTTGGTTAGCATGGCGCTGGCAATCTCCAGCATGAATCTTACTTGCTCAATGTCCTTGGGCGGCTCTGCCCAGCCTACCGTGACTTGGCCCACGAACCTGTGACTGTCAGGAGGGACGCTTACCCGGCAGGTGTACACGACGCCCTTCTCCAAGTACCACAAGCCGACCTCGGACTGTGCATAGCGGTACTCGCCACACGGTATCTCGTTGGTCATCAGCCGCACCACGTCCGAGTTGTTGGCGGAGTTCTGGCTGAACAGCCCCACGTCGATGTCCTCAATCGTTTTGTCCCTGCCGTCCTTCGTGTAGGCCCGGTACAGCACTCGACTGTTGAACAGCGGGTTGACCTTGAACACGGCAACAACAGTAGCCCCTGTCTTCTTCAGCAACATGGAGCTTGCGTCATCTGCCCTGGCCGTGTTGATCTCTGGCAGCTTCTTGGACTCCTTGTAGGCGTCCATCATGAAGGTTTGGTTTTGCCACAGGAAGTAACCAGCGAAGGCCACTACGCCCATGATGAGGATGGCGAAAAGTTTAAAAGGCGAGTCCACATACCCGAGCACCTTGTCCAGGGTTGTGTTGGCGTTTAGTTTTTCGTCGCTCATCGCAGGTGCAGCATGTAAAGAATAATGCCGTAAATCAGGAGAGCCGCCAAGACCAAAGACGCGATGCCAAGAGCAATGTACTCAACAAGCTGGGCAAGCTGCTCCTTGCGCCTGAGTGCCTCGCGTTCTGCCTCTTCTTTGGCCTCGCGACGCTTGCGCGCAGCAGCCGCTTGGAACTTCTGCCAGTCATTCCACATGCCCGGACGGCCGGCGTAAACCATGCGCTCGCGCAGCTCTTCTTCCTGCTGCCGGAGCTGCTCCAGCGCCATAAACTCCGCGAGGTCCGAACCTCCGCCCTTTTGGGTAGAGGCCTCTTGAATTTTGGCCTTGTTGTCGAAGTAATCAAAGACCCTGGAGCCGAGCTGGTGCAGCTCCTTGCCGTTGGCCAGAGCGCCTTTTATTACTGCAAAGGCCGCGTTGGCGGCGGCAATTTCTGCCAACATACCTCATCCCCACATAAGAATAACAGACCGCGCTGTCCAAATCGTCAATGCCACCAGACCGGCCGCTGCGATAAAAGCAACAGCCCAGTCTCTCATGGCTAGCCCCTTGAAACCTTGTTAGACACCCCCATCACAACACCTCCTCGGTTATCACCAGTGTGCCGGTTGAGCTTGTGGCTGTGGGAGTTAGCACTGACTGCGTATTGGAATTGTTTGTAGGCGAGTAGGCAAAACCGGTCAAGTTCCCTGAGCCTGAACTGTGGGTCGTGGCGTTGTAGGTGTATGTTGTGGCACTTAAGACAACAGAGTTGCCTACCCCCGCTCCGCTGCCAGGCATTTTTAGAATAAAGCTGCTGGTTACGCCACCAAAAAGCTGCGTCACAGTTACATACATGTTATCCAATGAGTCCATTCTAATGCGGACCCCTGACAAGTATAAATTGTTAGCTGGTGACGACAAACTTCTCTGCCATACGAGTTCTCCTGTAGAGGCAACGTATTTGGCAAGTTGGACATCGCTGCCAACTCTTGCCCCTGAAGTGCTCATATTGCCGCACGTGTAGACGTGTGTTTTGCTGGCATCCATGCACACATCGTTTACACGAATTTGTAGACTGGTATTAGCTTGCTGAAGCAGCTGCTGCCATGAAATGGCTCCATTCGCAGCATATTTTATGAGAACTGCTGACCCAATAGCGGAAGAGTTGTATATCTGTACAGCGTTGTAAAAGATTCCAGTTGATTCCCCCGCAACGACCGCAATCCCCTCCTGTCTTTTATTTCCCTCGGGGTCTCTTTGGGTCACGCCCACCACTGTTTGCCCTGTCGACTGAGAACAGGTAAGAGCATGCCCGTCAAAAAAAGCAAACCCCCCACTGCCATTTACCCCAGTTAGGACAAATTCACTTGTGGAACGGATTGCTACCGAGTAAGCCAGTTCACTTGTAGTAGTACCAGTAGTTCCAATGCTTCTTCGATACTGAATAGCCCCAGAGGAATCAAACTTGGCAACGTACATGTCTGAAACGGGTGGGGTAATAAACCCCGCGCCAACGCAGTAGAGGTTGTCGGACGCGTCTATTGCAACCGAGTAAAACTGCGTGCTACTGCTGTCTATGCGACGTTGCCATTGAACGACACCGCTGTTGTTAAACTTCACCACGTAGCCCGTGTTGATGGCGTTAACGCTGTCGTATTTTGCCCCGGCGATTACGACGTTACCCGCAGAATCAATATCAATGCCGCCCCCGAATGGGTAATCTGCGGCATCAGCAAGATTAGTTTGCCATGTCACTGTTCCATCAAGAGCCAGTCTTAAAACCGTTAATTGCGTCGTTCCGGAAGCTGAAGTACCTACAGACAGGTTCAACTGATCGCTTCTTATGGCTAACTGGGGATCGGAAACCGCTGCTCCGTTGGGGTTAGTTATGGACGCGAAAAATCCAACAGGCGCTGAGCCTCCCCCAAAGTTAGCAAGTATGATGTTTAGGGTGCCGCTCATGCCAGGTTTCCGGACACGACCGCGCGCGTGGCGGTGATGAAAAGTATGGTGGCCACGCCTCGCGTGGTTATGCTGAAGCTGCTGATGTCAGCGTCTGTTCCAGCCTTGTAAACATCGGTGATAGCAGAGCAAGTACAGGAAATGGTCGCAGAAGTGTTGTTGAAGATGCTGATGACATCCCCAGAGGCAAAAACAGCTGCGGGAACCACAACAGTGCCCCCTGTTCCCAACTCCACAAATTTGCCCACATCTGCCAAAACCAGTGTGTAACTAGACGTCTTGGCCCCCGATGGAGGGACGTTGCGGTAGCCTACTTTGTTCGTGCCATCTGCCGTGCAGTTGTCCAGGTTGCCGCTGGTGGGCGTACCCAGAACAGGTGTGACGAGCGTCGGGGTGTTTGCAAAAACGTTTGCCCCACTTCCGGTCTCGTCCGTCAGGGCCGCAGCCAAGTTGGCGGATGTGAACGAGCCCAAAGAAGCAGCGTTGCCAACCGAAGTGACCATGCCGGTCAAGTTGGCGTTGGTCGTCACATTGCCGGCCGTCAAGCCAGAGGCCGTGCCGGTAATGTTTGTGCCAATAAGAGCGGAAGGTGTTCCTAAGTTGGGCGTAACAAGGGTTGGGCTATTTGCAAAAACTGCTGAGCCGCTGCCTGTTTCATCTGTTAGCGCACCGGACAAGTTGGCAGATGTGAATGAGCCCAAGGAGGTGGTAGTGCCTACTGAGGTTACCGCTCCCGTGAGGTTGCCAAGTGCAGGTGGCGCTTGGAACGTGGGCAGTGCGCCGGGGCCATTGCTGGTCAAAACGTGTGTCGCGGTCCCAGGTCCTGCTGACGCCTGGAAAGCCCCAGTGCTCGTGGTCCCTGCAAACACGACCCCGTACGCCGTTGCAGTAGTAAGGCCTGTGCCGCCATTCGCTACAGGCAGTGTCCCTGTCACGCCTGTGGACAGGGGCAGGCCCGTGGCATTGGTTAATGTGGCGCCGGCAGGGGTGCCCAAGGTGGGCGCAACAAGGGTGGGGCTGTCCGACAGCACGTTATTGCCCGTGCCCGTCGAAGTTGTAACCCCTGTGCCGCCACTTGTGACAGGCAGTGCAGTACTGAGGGTCAGCGTGCTGAAATGCGTGACAGCATCCACGACGTTTACGCCGTCAACAAACAGGTGCGCCTTTTTGCCATTGGGCACGGTGATGCCAGTGCCTGCAGCTGTTTTCACAGTAATGCTCTGGCCACCTGACGTGTTATTCTGGACCAGGTACTGCTTTTCAATCGTTGGGACAACCATCTCACGAGTCACGGTCAGGGACCCTGTGGACGTGACGTTTAGGACCAAGGCTCGCGGCACCTGCAAGGCGGGGCCGAGCAGGTCGGTGAGGGTCAGGGTAAGCGTGGCGTCCGTCGTGAACACCGGGTTGCTCAGGCCCGTGATAGCTTGCTCAATGGCCGTGCCAATGTTGGTGTTGGTCGTGTTGCCCCAAGTGTTGGACTGCTCGCCGCTGCCAATTAACTCGAACTTCAGGTCTGAAAAGGTGCTTGCCATAATTAAACCCCTATTTGAGTAGTTATTTCGATCCAGGCGGTTAAATCTTCATCCCACCGGTACAGCTTGTCATCTCCGGGCACCGGTACAGGTGCAATCCACAAGCAGGTTTGCTCATCCAGTACCCAGCTCTGGTAAGGTTTTGGGGGAATAAATGCGTCACGAGATGCATCGTATGTGTAGCCAGTACCCGGAAAATTTTTACGAAACTGGCGGTTGTAACTGGCTTGAACCCATGTGCCTCCCAGCAGGTTACGACAAAATTCCTGGCCTATAGATTCTTGTTCAACCCCGTTTTTGTCCAACAACTCGATGTTGTTCACAACAATAACCCGTTGCACGATGCTGTTTAGCCCTATTTCTGCAAAATGTGCCATGGCTTTCCTTAAAGTGTTATTGAACCTGAGCCAGTAAAGGTATAAATCCTGTATCCACCTAATACGGTTATTGTTGGACTACCGGTCGTTGATGTGGCGGCCGGGAAAGTGTCTGCATACCTAAGAATTACCACACCGGAGCCTCCCCCGGCACCCACATCAGTAGTATTGCCAGCGCCACCGCCCCCACCGCCGGTATTGACTGTGCCTGCTTCCTCCCCTATACCCGCCTTACCCCCTTGGCCGCCACCCCCGACACCACCTGCAGCACTACCACCTGAACCTGCAAAATGTCCGCCACCGCCGCCACCTGCACGGGTAACACTAGAACCTGTAATACTCGAGGCTAGTCCCGCGCCACCAGCCCCACCACCAACTGTAGTGCCCACTGCTCCCGCTGCCCCAGCGCCACCGCCACCGCCCGCAGTAAATTGTGTAGTACCGGGCCCACCAGCGCCACCAGCCGTACCTTGACTTGCTGTGCCAGCACCACCACCAGAACCGCCAAAGGAACCACCACCACCAGAACCGCCGCTGGCTCCCACAAAGTCAACA